CACGACCTAACCGACTCTAAGTTTGTTCTTAACGAGCGGTTTGCATATAACCGAATTGCTGGTGAACTGCTTCGTGATACTGGTATTAAGACTAAGATTATCCGTCAATACATTCCGGTTATCAATGAACTTACTAATCAGTATTTGCAGATACTAGACTTCTTCGTCCACTTTGAATTGGATGAAAGCTTTAATGAAACTATCCGGTCACGTTATCGTGATACATTCTCTTATGATTCATTCTCTGAGGGTGAGAAGCAACGTATTGACTTGTCTCTATTATTTACTTGGCGCAACATTGCTAAGATGAAAAATTCAGTATCTACTAATTTGTTGATACTAGATGAAACGTTCGACTCTTCGTTGGACGGTGAGGGTGTAGATAACCTTATGAAGATTATTGACACATTGAAGGAAGACACTAACGTCTTCGTTATCTCTCACAAAACCGAGCTCGAAGATGCACACTTCGAACGCAAAATAACCTTCGTCAAAGAGAAAAACTTTAGCAGAATGCGCGAAAGTACTTGACAGAAGGCCACTAATCCTATATAATGGCTATATATTAATTGAGGAACAAACCAATGGAACTATCTAACCGCACCGTCGAGATCCTTCGCAACTACTCGACAATCAACCCTAACATCGTAGTCAATGGCGGCAACGTCCTAAAGACTATGTCGATAGCAAAGAACATAGTATCTCGTGCCGAGATCGAAGAGACTTTCCCTAACACCTTTGGCATTTATGATCTATCTGAATTCCTATCTGTATTATCGTTGGTGGATCGTCCATCAATTACTTTCGGTGATCATTTCTGCACGGTCAGTGATGGTAGTGGTTTATCTTCTATAAAGTACTTCTACTCTGATCCTGAGATGTTATCTTCACCTAAGAAAGACATCGTCATGCCTGAGTGTGAAGTTAAGTTCTTGCTTACTAACGAAACGCTAAGTAAGATCAAACGTGCTTCATCTGCACTTGGTTACGAGACCATTTCAATTCGTCCATCGGGCAATGCAATTGAAATTAACGTAGTCGACTCAAATGACAAAACGTCTAACTCATTCTCAGTAACAGTTGAAGGATCTTTCCCAGAAGGAACTGACTTTAACTTTATTATGGGAGTCCCTAACATGAAGCTGTTGGGAGAAGATTATGAAGTTGCTATCTCAACTAAGTTGATTTCACACTTCCGTTCTACTACATCACAAACGCAATACTTCATTGCACTAGAAAAGTCATCTACTTATGGAGCATAACATGACAGAAGATCAAAAGAACCTTAATGACCTAGCAAACCGTGTAGCACGATCATGTGTTGCAGTTGTAGACACTGTAGTAACACGTGGTGGGTTTAAAGGTGAAGAACTAACTACCATCGGTCAATTACGTGACCAAGCGATCCAAGTAGTAGCACTCTATGAGAATGTTGCGAAGGCACACGCTGAAGCTGCTCCTAAAACTAAAAAGAAGTAGTCCCTCTTATCGGTCTCTTGGTTTGAATGTCTTTGCCCGAGATATGATTTGAATTATTATTTATTATATATATTATGACTAAATAAAATCAAGAGACCGACCCAATTGTTAAAGTTAAACCCCAGTATAGCTAAAGAATCCGCAGTTCATGTATTGACTGGGGCTATGATTAACTACCCTCTCAATATATTTTTCCTTTGGCTAATTATTGGTGAGTGGGGAATAACTGATCCATTCTGGATAACTAACATAATCACGTGTTGGTTCTCCATCACCGCTTTCACTCGCATATATATAATAAGGTCATATGCAGAAAGGCGCAAGAGTAGTAAATATGGAAGGTTATGAAAAAGACCGTACTGAATTCACATATGATGAGTTAGAAGCAATATCTTTCCCTTATCTAGAAACGCTAAAGATAAGAGAAGGGTATATGGTACCTCAAACCAGATTAATTCAATTTTGGTATGGAGTTCAGAAGTTAACTAACTTTAAGAGTATTGCCGAGATAGGATTTAACGCAGGGCATAGTAGTAATTTGCTACTCACTCTGTTTCCTAATCTTAAAGTACATTCATATGACATAGGGTTACATGATTACACCGAACCTAATGCTGTGTTAACTAAAGAACTATTTGGCGATAGGTTTAACTTCACTAAAATAGATTCGTTAACAATGACAGTAGAGGATTTTCCAAAAGATTTAGACGTGGTGTTTGTTGATGGGGGTCATAGTGTAGAATGTGCTAAGAACGATCTTGCTTTGTGTCATCAACTTAAAGTACCTTTTATAGTCCTAGACGACACTGACACGGATACTGTAGATAGTGCGTTTAGAAAGTTTAATGATGATACCGAAGGTGTATATTCTATTGTCAACTACTGTAGGTATTTTCCTAGACAAGGTCGTGCTAAAACAGAAAATCATAATGCTAAAGTAAGTCTTTTTCAACGTAGCGAAAATAAATAGAAAGAGAATGAGCAATGGCTCAGATACCTAAGACAATTCATCAAATATGGATAGGAGATCAATCAAGGTGTCCTATAGATTTAATAGCATCTATAAAAGAAATGAACCCAACTTGGAATCATATTCTTTGGACTGAGGAAAACTTACCTAAAGATTTAAGATTACAACCACTTATTGATGCAGTTCCGTTTGGTGATATGAGTGCTAAAGCTGATCTTATTAGATATGAGATACTATATCGCCATGGTGGGTTTTATGTTGATGCTGATAGTCTAGGACTTAAACCGTTTCCTGACTTCCTATTAGATAATGACAGCTTTGCGTGTTATGATAACGAGCATTTTTATCCAGGCTATATCGCTAATGGATATTTGGGAGCAGTACAGGGAAATTATTTCTTAGGAAAATTGATTAACCATTTACTAAACGATCTAGGTATTGATTATATTAAGTCAATGCCAATCCATGCGGCCGCTGACACAACCGGCCCATGGTTATTCACTAGATACATTAAAAAAATGCAATATAATTATATGACTATATACCCAAGTCACTACTTTATACCTGTTCACTACCACGGTTTAGTATCGCCACTACGACATTTAGCATACTGTGAACACCTTGCAGGCAGTACCCAAAGTAGTAACTTTGATTACAATACTTTGTGGTGGAACAAGTCTTAAAATTTGACTATATATTTGTAAGACTCAAGAATGCCCGTGTAGCTCAGTTGGAAGAGCACCTGACTTGTAATCAGGATGTCGTAGGTTCGATCCCTATCGCGGGCTCCAATTGAAAATAAATACCGCTTTACTATTTACATGAGAGGTTTATTGTAGTATAATAGCCTCATTGAATTATATTTTATTATGGAGTTAACATGAGCAATGAGTTTTTGTGGGTTGAGAAGTATCGCCCAAAGAAAGTATCTGAAACAATCCTTCCCCCCGAACTAAAGAGCACCTTTCAAACTATCGTCGATGGTGGCGAACTCTTGAATATGATGTTCACTGGTACCGCTGGTACTGGTAAGACCACTGTCGCTCGAGCGATGTGTGAGGAACTAGACCTAGATTACATTGTGATCAACGGTTCGGAAGAAGGTAATATCGAAACACTGCGCGGCAAGATCCGTCAGTTCGCATCATCGGTCTCTCTGTCCGGTGGTTATAAAGTAGTTATCCTAGATGAGGCTGACTATCTAAATCCCCAATCAACGCAACCTGCTCTCCGTGGGTTTATCGAAGAGTTCTCTAACAACTGTCGTTTCATTATGACTTGTAACTTCGAGAACAAGATCATCGAACCTTTACACTCAAGATGTTCTAAGTACGCTTTCAATTTCAATAAGAAAACCATGACCTCTCTATGTGGTGGGTTCATGCAGCGTCTGCAAACAATCTTGCAAGAAGAAGGTGTAGAGTATGACAAGAACGTTGTCGCACAGTTAATAATGAAACATGCCCCAGATTGGCGTAGAGTTCTTAATGAGGCGCAGAAGGGGTCTGTTTCTGGAACGCTAAGTGTCACCAACATATCTGGTGCCGACATTTCCGACTCATATACACAACTGTTCACCGCAATTAGAGAAAAGAACTTTAAGAAGATGCGAGCATGGGTAGTGAACCATATCGATCTAGAGCCCGCTTCCATCTACCGTGGCATATATGATAAGATGTATGACCACGTCGCACCAAACAGTATACCTCAGTTGGTACTAATTCTTGCTGATTATCAGTACAAGAATGCATTTGTCGCAGATCATGAACTAAATCTCGTTGCTTGCATGACTGAAATCATGGCTAACGTAGAGATAAAGTCTTGAGTCCGTTTGAATTCTTGAAAACGATCAACGATACTAAGGTAAACTTGATCCAACAAGACGCTCAAAATGAGAAGAGTTATAATGCGTTTGTTATAAATAGATCTTTATCGTACTTTCCTGACACTGTGTTTTTATCCAATGAAATGAATAGATTCCACCATTTAGGCAGTAAGTTGCAATACGACTTTCTTATAAATATTGTACGTAAAAGGAAAAGATTCTCTAAATGGGATAAACCTGACCAAAGAGCAGACATGGAATGTATCAAGAAGTATTATGGATACAGTGAAAGTAAAGCACGACAAGTAATTGGGCTCTTAACGGAATCACAACTAATAGCAATTAACAAGAAGGTATCCACAGGTGGAAGAGAATAATCTAGTCCAATGGAATTCGGACATGATGTTAGAAATAACTCTGTCAGAACCCGATGACTTTCTTAAAGTCAGAGAAACCCTAACACGTATAGGTGTTGCGTCTCGTAGAGACAACACACTATATCAATCGTGCCATATCCTCCATAAGCAGGGTAGGTACTTTATCGTACATTTTAAAGAATTATTTCTACTAGACGGAAAGAAGTCTAATCTAGAAACTACTGATATGGAAAGACGTAATACTATAGCAACCCTGCTTGCAGACTGGGGTTTACTTGCAATAGTGAATAAAGAAGTTGCACGAGAATGTGCTCCTATGAGACAGATCAAGATCATCTCGTTTAAGGATAAGTCCGAATGGACTCTACAACCAAAATACAATATCGGCAATAGCTAAGAGAGATTAAATTATGGTAGGTTATGGAATATTTGAAGAGCGTGATGATTTTATTAAAAACAAGAAACCGTTCTTTGGTAAGTTGCCTATAGACGTTCCTGCAACGTTTGATTGGAATATGTATATGGAACTGATGGACACACATCCAGAAGAATTATATGACCGTAATACAAAGAAGATGCGACTAGGATTGAATTCATTTCATTCTCGTCCATCAGCACCACAGTTCGCTAAAGACATTGTTGCTGAGATGGAAGACTTTTTTACTCTACATGCAGGAAAGATTACTAATATTGCATTTAGTGGGTTTGGTCGTGAGAGCGATAGTTACCCATGGCACAATGATTCTATGGACGTGTTCTTATGTCAGGCTATATCGACTATAGGTTTACGAGTAGAAGGTGTTAATAATGATGAGAAATTCGATTTTAAACCAGGCGACTATGTTTGGATTCCAAGGGGCACTCATCACCAGATCATCCCTACAGACTCGCGAGT